CATCACACGAGGCTCCATAATGATATGGACTTCGTTCATGAAGTGGCCAAGTAGCTCTTTCAATGAGTTAAGATCATTTGTATTCTTGTAGTACGTATCGTGGTTACCTGGAATGATATCCATAGTCATACCACGCTCACGCAGTACATTCAAGAAGTGTTTACGGTTATGGTTAAGAGCCTTGAAGTTAACAAACTTACGGTGATCATAGTAATCACCCAAGTGCACAATATGCTTAATGCCTTGCTTCTCACATTCTGGAAAGAATATGTTATCATAAAAGTCAGCTGCGTTATCTAAGAACACTTCAGCTGAGTTACGAATACCACAATGGGTATCGTTCAATATAGCTATCTTCACTGCATAAACTCCACAAGATCTGAATCAGCATAACGTGCACGTTTCTTCTTCTTTTCTTCTTGCACGTAATCTTTAATCTCTTCGTCACTAGCCTTTACCTTATCAATACGATCTCGTAATGTATCAACAAAGGCACCGACAACTTGGGATGACATTTCGTCACCAAGTTCATTATCAATAAAGTTCTCAATACCAGACTGTGTCAAGTATTTTAGTTTAACATCTTGCTGCTTCTTCTCTTTTGCAATACGACGTAAGAATGCATACCAAGTAATCTGTGTAAAGTATGCAAAGGCATTTGGTTTGCCTGTACGTGTAGCAGCTTCGATATCATAGTTCTCAATAGCTTTGAGACAATTCTCTACAGCATCCATGACCATCTCTTCACGGTATGTGTATCGAATAAAATTAGACTTATGCGACAATCCTTCTGCAATCCTCAGGAAGCACTGTGCAATGTAGTCTGTAACGATAGGGAGGTCTTGTCCGTTCTTCTTAGCCTCATTCACAGTAGTTACATACTCTACCACAGCTTGTGAGAAGTCAGCGTTGTTCACATAATGAATGCTTGCGCGTTTACTTCGTGCCATAACTAAATCCTTTCACCCATATTATACCACAAAAATGGATAATAGTAAATGATAAAATATTAATTTTATATAAAAATTTTCCCAGTTGACGGATCACAAAATCCGTAGTATAATAACTTATCTGTTGGCGAGCCCAGGGAATGCTAGTGAAGTGTCTCTTTGGGTGGAAACTTGATAACATTGCCTTCAGAAGAATCTCTACTCTCTTCTTGTCGTTCCATCTCAAGAACCGTCTGTTCCATATATTCAAAGATCTCATCTTCAGACATACCAGCAGTATCTTTCATCACTTTATCTACATCAAGAGTCTTCTTATCAGCTTGTGCATCTTCAACTTCTTTATTTGCAACAGTAAAGTGGGCTTGCAATGTAGGAGATGGATCTGTCTCACTAACTATGTGTCCTACATTAAGGACTACGATAGACTTAAAGTCATCTTGGAACGACACCCAAGGCTTAAATGAATAGTAACGAATATTAGATTCAAAATCATCCGTTGCAATGATTCTGAGAATGCGTCTTACTAATAGACAGCCTTCTTCTTCAGCTTCTTCTACTAGTTCGCAAAGTATCTCGTCACCATTAGTCAGACGGAATTGCTTCAACTTATTCATATTTCAACCTTTATACTTTTATGCTCAAATTGTTCACTCTTGTATATTTTTAGTCGTTCCCAAGAGTGCAATAGTGTAAAATTCTTACCTGTTATATCATCTGCAATATCATAGAGAGTTGTCTCTCTACCATCATCACTTTGTCTGAGTCCTCTACCAATACTTTGTAGTACTCGTATCTGAGACTTACTTGGTGATGCAAAGATGATATTATGTATATTCTTAATATTTATCCCTGTACTAAATGTACCAAGTGATGCTACAATAATAGCTTTCCTTTGTTTTTCCACAATGCTTCGTATTGCTTCGCGGTCGGAGGTATTGACATCACCAGAGACAAAAAATACTTTACGATCTTCATCTACACTATCCCTAATTAAACTATGCAAGGGCTTGCCATGCTTTTCTACATAGTTATATAGGATGAGAGTATTGCCGTCCAAATCAACAGCTAGGTTCTTTATAAATTTATTCCGTTTTTCGTGGCTAACGATATAGTCGATCTCTTCTTGGTATGACTTCTTGAAGTCACTCCGTACTGGCTCCCCATGAGTAAGAACGAGTCGCCTGATCGATAGTTTTGCCAGAGTGTTGTTATCTTGTAATTCTTTTGTTGTTGTGACTCTGTAGGTCTTCCCGAATAGACCTTGTAAGACCAACTCGTGGGTTTGTGATCCATCTAATGTTCCTGTCGTTCCAAATCTGTACTCAGCTTCTGTACATTTGTTCATAATATTCATCAATGACTTAGACTTGAAGCCATGACACTCATCTCCAATCACACAACCAAACTGCTGGAACCATTCTTTAGGTAATTTATATACAGACTGCCATGTAGTAATGACACATGCAGCGTTGATATTCTTTTTATCTTTACCAGAATAGATCTTATGCATTGCACCTTCAGCCCAACCATACTCTATGAAGTCATTATGCATTTGTTCAACAAGTGAGGTAGTAGGTACAATAATCAGCACACGTCCAGCTTTTGGATACGCTAGTCCATCAGTGAGTAGCTGTAACCAATAACGTATAATGTTATAGATTATGAACGATTTTCCTGATCCTGTTGGGCTGAGGAGGATTCCTCTTTTTCTCGTAAGCGCTTCTCCAACGCATTGGTACTGATACTCGCGAAGAGTGTAAGGGGAATCAAGACGACTACAAAAACTATCAAGATCGTCTTTAGTAATTCTTGTTCGATCATCTGGAGCTCCATACTTAGTCTTTTCTGACTCAAGTATATATCCTCGTTGCTCACAAAATTCACTTAGATGATAAAATAATCCAGCAGGGAGTGTACGATCTCTCAACTGGAAGAGTCGTATCTTACCATCCCACACTCTGTTCTTATATGCAGGCATAAACTTATAACCAGGTACAAAGAAACTGAAGAATTCATTCAGTTCCTGTGCTACACCTGAGTCACAAGTTAATTCAAGATTTGCGTGATTTAGTTTCCGGACTCGAATTGTTTCCACTTGATTATATTACCAATAGTTTGATGTCGCCAGTTTAAGTTACTGATGATCTGTTCTAAAGTATCTATAACAGTCTTATAGTACTGTATTTTCTCTTCAGACTTTTGTATTTCGGGATCAGAGTCATAGTAGTAATCCATCTCACCCTTGAGTATCTTCAAGCCGTTGAATGGATCGGGATCCCAACCCTTATCTACTATCTCTTCTTGTGACATCTTTCCATTATAATATAACCACTTCTCCTTCAACAGAGTCTTCTGAGCAAACTCTGCGCGCTTTAGTTGTAGCTTAGTTGTAGAGAGAAGTTCCAAATACTTAGCATGCAGCAAGGGAGTCTCACGAGAAGATTCATCAAGTTTCATCTTGATCTCACTATCACGTTGCCACATGTCAAGTATTTGTTTCAAGTCAATCATTATAATATTATACTATAGAAAGAAGATTATGTCAACTACCATTGTTGTTGTGATGACTGTGCGCCATACTGAATGATAATTTTACCACCATGACCTTGCTGGCCAGACTGTGTTTGTGATGTGGAATATCTACCACCACCTCCACCGCCGCCACCTCCAGCTAGCTGCTGTGATCCACCTAAGTTGCCACCTGCACCACCATAATTCAACATTGATGATTGACTAAACGTATAAGCCGCGGCTCCACCAGATCCACTACCAAGTGAAGCAGACACTTGGTTACCAAATGATCCACCATGGCCCCCACCTTTACCAGACCCACCGCCGCCACAGCCACCAGTGTTACCAGTACCACCTGCACCTGTTTTTGGGTTACCACCTGAACCATTAGTGCTTTGATGAGTCCCTCGAGCTGTACTTTGTCCTGCACCAGGTATCTGACCGCGGCCGCCATAACCAGCTGCACCACCGCCGCCACCAGCAAAACCGTTATTATCTGTGAACTGGCCATAAACATAATACCACTGACCACCAGATGCTCCTGAACCAGCACCTTGTAAGTACACCTGGACACCAGTATCTTTTGGATTGTTTGTCCAATTGGTAAACGCACCTCCTTGAGCATCTTGTCCAGCCCCCATAACATGCCCTTGAATACCATTAGCCCCTCCACCAGCATTACCAAAACTATTATATACTTGTGCTCCTACATGCCTACCAAGCCATGTTTGATAGTTTGCAGAACCATTAGCATATCCGCCCCGAGCAACTCTAGCTTTCCATGTTGCCCCTGGTGTTGCTCCGGTAATATAGCCATATCCAATGGCGCCACCACCTCCGCCGCCACCGCCATATGCAGCTTGAGATCCAGTTGCACCGCCACCGCCACCGCCAACAAGCCATACTCTAAAGTTTGTAACATTAGCTGGAATTGTCCAAGTATAATCTGTGAATTGGTTACTACCTGTCTGAGTGTTATGGAATATTGTAGTAGCTGTTGGGTGAGATACTGATGTATCATTAACTGTACAGAATGTAGAAGAAGTGTTGTTAACAATAGTAGTACCTGTAGATGTAGCTAATCTAGTACACCTAAAGTAACAGGTTTCGTTACCTTCTGTCAGATTATCGTTTTTGAAGTTAATTGTTAAGTTAGCTTGGTTACTACCGTTCACGGTTATGTACCCAGCTTCGGATGATATTGTAGAAGAGTTATATGTTCTTGTACCTGTTGAAGATGATGGAGTACCATTAATATCAGCAGCTGATATACCAGTAATGCGATAATAGACTCTATTACCTGAAGGCATATTTGTTGTATTAACTGTAAATGTAACTGATGAACCTTCATTAACTGATGAAGATGATCTACTAACCCCTGATACACCAGCTGTAAGAGAAGTATCATTAATAGTAACATCAACAGATGAAGGAGTTGATACTGTATCGTAAGGAGCATCAATAGACATAGTAATTGTCTCTGTACCTTCAGTTGCATAATCTGCTACAGTACTAACTACTAACGATCCTTGATTGCTACTGTTAATGTGTATGAATCCACTTAATGAATCAGAATCAATATCGGCAGCTGTAATACCTGTTCCACTTAACGTGTAACCAACTAATGTATCTGCAAGGCCGGTACATTGTAATGAGTATGTAATATCATTACCCTCATTCACTGATGATACATCTGAAGATAATGTAATGGATTGAAGGGTGAGTGTTACATTTGCTGAGTCTGTATGCTGAGCATTACCATCATTAACCGTTCCAAGTATCTTAAAGTCATGTACACCAGTTGCACCATCTTGAGCTGTGATAGTAATATCTGGACTACGAGCACTATCATGCACAAAGTCAATTGCACTGTCAGTAATGTTTGATGGCTCAAACGCAAAAGAGTATGTCAGGTTTGCTTGATCAAAGTCACTGTCACCTAAAGTAATAAGCAGAGTGTCATCAGCACTGTCAATTGAGTATGAGCTATCATCAAAGATTGCTGCAGGTGATGTATTGACCATACCTGTATTGTACCAACCAGAACCATTACTGATATAGAGACGAGCATTGTTACTATCTGTTCCAACAAAAGCTCTATCACCATTAGTTAAGTTTGCAATTGGCAATAGGTTCAGTGAATCATAATATGCAATCTTCTTATTATCAGTTACATCAGCAGCCTGTGCTGAATCCATTTGTTCAGCATTAATAGCAAGAGTCTTATCTTGCTTTACATCACCCTGCGCATTGATAAGATCAGCAATCTTACGATTCAATGTCATAGTTCATACTCTGCTGTTGGTGGGCTAAAGTTTTCCGTATATACAGCAACTCCGTTAGTAATTCTCCAACTTTGTATGTAACCTTGATATTCATAACTGGTTAATCCATCACCGCTAGATCCAAAGTAAACAAAGTCACCATTACCAATCATTGGATTAGTAGAAGACTGTGTATCTGTTTGTGCAACTCCA